GGAAACTGGTTGTCTATCGCATGCAAGGCTGGAAGCAAAGCTACGGCGTGAATGCCGAAATTGAGCGCGCTACTGAGCGTGGCATCCCTATTCGTTATATTGATTAAAGGAAACCGAATGACTATTCAAGTGAATGAAACCCTGCGCCGTATTGTGTCCAAAGATGGGCACGAGATTCGTCTGAACAATGTTAAGACTGTGAACGTTAGTGGTTCATGGACTCGCCTTGAGTCTGATGAAGGCTATGTGATTGTCAACCCTGCCAATGTGCTTGCCTACATTGTCAAGGGTGAAGTGAAGTTCTAAGCTAACATGAACAGGGGAGAGCTATTGGAAGCACTACGCAAGGTAGATGAGGTAGCTCTCCTCGAACTGCTCCAGCTTACGAGCGATGATTTGATTGACGCATTTGCCGACCGGGTGGAAGAGTACGAGGGGAGAATCCGCAGAGAATTGATGGGTGATGATTAATAAAAAGAACACTGAGGCTGAGAACGAGAAACTTCGTGGTAAGAAGCGCTATCAGGAACGGCTGGCAGAAGAACGAGAAGCCGACAGGCTCATTGACGACTACAAACATAAGCCTCCTGAGGAGCCGGAAATAGATGCAGAAGAGATTTAGGAATACATTTGGTGAAAACATCTTTCGTTTCAAATATGCACAGGGACCAAATGACACATGGGACCATCTTGCGGACCGCTTGGTCAATGACGTTTGCGGCACCCGTGGAGGAAGCACAGTTGCTCTCATGTCTGACGGAGATCGAAGAGAGCTTGCAGAGCACATTAAGCAAATGCGGTTTCTCCCCGGAGGGAGATATCTCTACTATGCAGGCCGACCATACAAGGCTTACAATAACTGTTACCTCCTCCGCGCTGAAGAGGACACCCGAGAAGAGTGGAGTGCTGTAACGTGGCGAGCAATGTCGTGTTTGATGACTGGCGGAGGGATTGGAATTGATTACAGCCGACTCAGACCTGCTGGCAAGGCGCTATCACGAACTGGGGGAACAGCTAGCGGACCTATTCCCCTTATGTATGCCATTAATGAAATCGGACGAAACGTCATGCAGGGAGGTAGCCGACGTTCTGCAATCTATGCTAGCCTTAATTGGCAGCATGACGACGTTGGTGACTTCCTCACCGCCAAGAACTGGTCCGAGCGAGTAAGGGAGCTTAAGACAACCGACTTCAATTTCCCCGCTCCTCTGGACATGACCAACATCAGTGTCAACTATGATGATGCTGCGTTGTTCAAGGACGCCGACGACAAGTGGGAGTCGTACAAGGTCGAGGCACTGGCCGAGAATCCCATCTTCCTCCATAATGTCCGACAGGCATTGGAGACCGGGGAACCGGGCTTCTCATTCAACTTTGGTGATAAGGAAAATGAAACACTTAGAAACGCTTGTACAGAGGTTACGTCTGAGGATGACAGTGACGTATGCAATCTTGGCAGCGTCAATCTCGGCGCTATCGAAGATTTGGATACATTCCGATCTGTGGTGGCCTTGGCATCCAAATTTCTGGTCTGCGGAACGCTTCGTGCTGACCTCCCTTATGATAAAGTTTACAAAGTCCGAGAAAAGAATCGGAGACTTGGACTCGGCCTTATGGGTATTCACGAATGGCTCCTCAAGCGCGGAAGCGGATACGAGGTAACTCCTGAACTTCATGACTGGCTGGCGAGCTATCGGGATGAGTCGAAGAAAGCGGCGGACGAGCATTGCGACAGGTTCTTTATCTCTCGACCTGTTGCTTACCGTGCGATTGCTCCGACTGGCTCTATTGGCATTCTTGCTGGTACTACTACTGGCATTGAGCCTTTGTTTGCTGTGGCTTATAAGCGTCGTTATCTAACGGAAGGAACTAGATGGAAATACGAGTTTGTAGTTGATGGAACAGCCGACCAACTCATCAGAGAAGCCGGCGTCAAGCCGGAGTCAATTGAAACGGCTCTCGATCTGTCAAGCGACCCCGAGCGACGAATCAAGTTTCAAGCAGACATCCAAGACTACGTGGACATGTCAATTTCCAGTACCATCAATCTACCTGCATGGGGATCAAAGCTCAACAATGAATCTCACGTTGAAAGCTTTGCAGGAACGCTTGCTAAATACGCTCCTCGACTACGAGGGTTTACCTGTTACCCTGACAGTAGCCGTGGAGGTCAGCCCCTCACTCCCGTCCCCTACGAGGACGCTCTGAAACATAAGGATGCTATTTATGAAGAAATTGATGTCTGTGAATACACAGGCAAGGGAGGTTCATGCGGAAGCTAAATGACCACAGTAGCAGTAAATAAGAACCAAATTGCGGCGGACTTACAAGCCACGCACAATGGTGGATTGAAGTTCAAGATCAAGACGAAAATCATTCCCGTGCAGCAGCCGTTGGTTTACAAGCACCCGTTCTATGTGGGGCTTTGCGGGAATGTTGATTCGTTCTCTGACATCATCTCGTGGTTCGCTGATCCCACTGCATGGAAGAAACCTCCAAGTGGAAAAGGTGGAGACTTCGTTGTCCTTACGGCAGACAAGAAAATCTTCACCTTTGCTAATCCCTCACAATGGATTCCGGTTAACCAACCGTACTACGCTGTGGGGAGTGGAATGAACTATGCGATGGCAGCTATGGCATCAGGGAAAACTCCATATGAGGCTGTCAAGATAGCAGCCAAGTTTGATCCAAACACTGGAATGGGATTTGAGAAAGTCAACATTGCATGAGTTGGTGGCTAGTAGCAGCCTGTGGGGTTGCCTATTTGTGGGTGGCTATTGAAAAGCTTCACGCTGATCCGTGGCTGGCCCTGATGTTCTTTGGGTATGCAGTAGCAAACATTGGACTAGTAATGAAAACGTTGGGACAATAAAGAGAAAGGGGCCGAAAAGGCCCCTTTTTCATTTCTCGAACAGACTTTGTTCCAATAGTCGTCTAGCATGTAAGCCTTTGTTGGCTACTAGCTTCCCTCCAATGGTTTCCTTGTCCCATCGTGGGAACTGGTTGGCAGCATCAATGAACGCAGCAGCGTTAATCATCTTCAGCATAGTGCTACCAAGAAAGGCAGCGATTCCAATGTTGTAGATGAATGACACCAATGCATCGAACTGGTTTTGTTTAAGGGGCACTCTTACAACCTTGTTAATTGCCGTCTGAATGATGGCAGTGTCTTTCTCCATCCACAAACTAGCCTGCTCCCGTGTGCATGTCATACCGGGTTCTACAGGCTTGCCATCTATGTAGGTCGTGCCGAAGCCAATTGTCCAAGTGCCATTCGTATCTCGATAGGCATAGCTCTTGAAGCCTTCACGTTCCTCTAGAAACTTCCCACCCGCGTAGCTGAGTTGCATTACTTCACCTTCCCAACAACCTCCACTAGCTTCTGCAAACGTTGCAGGTCCGTGAGAGAGGGATTGTTCTTGATAGCCGTGATGGCATCCCTGCTAATGTTCATCTTGTAAGCTTCAGCCAGAAGCTCATTCATGAACTTGTCAGGATCGCCATTCATGTCCATATAGCGCTCTTGAGCCTTTACAAAGTCTCCGTCGTCATGTCGTTGCAGGGCGTCGAACGCCTTGGTGACGTTCTGATCCCGACGAGCCGCCATAGCCGATTCTTCAGTGGAGAGGCTGTACTTGAGGTCTTTCGTGCGAGCCTCTTCCAGATCGGTAAATCCCCAATTCTTCTTAGCGATTTGGTCGGGGGTTCGGTCATAGTTGTGCTCGTGCTCCGTCAGCTTCGTGGGCTTCACAAACGTCGTTGTCCCATCCTCGTTCTCACCCACCTTGAAGCTATTGGTCTGACTCTGCATCCCTTGTAGCGGACCGCTAGGGGCCATGTTATAGAGCGCTTGATCGGCTGTCGTTTCGTTGGGGTTGACAATCATGTTGCCAACAGAGGCTCCTTGCTTGTACAAGTCCGAGATGAACGGGAACAACCCATCTAGAGCAAACTGCTGATCCACAGCAATGCTGCCACGATTGGCAAGGTTGACACCGGACATAGTGGAGATGTTGCCATAAGCGGCCGAGTCCCCAAGATGCTCAATGACGAGTTTCTTGAGGTTAACATCCTTGACATGCTTGAACACATCATCCGGCAACGTCTTCTTGAGACTCTCCCAAATGTCGTTCACTTCCTGCATACCCGGCAGGTTAAGCACCCCATAGAGGGCTCCCTGTAGTCCAAGGGCATACAGCAGGGCTCTGGGCTTGCCGTTCATGGCTTCCTGCCCATAGCGTCCCATGTTGTTGTAGTAGTTGACGAGATAGCTCTTTAGCGTGGATGCAGCAGAGCCCACAAGGCCCAGCTTGGCAAACACAGGAGCACGCTCCTCACGGCGAAAGTCCACCATTGATTTGTTCGTTGCTTCTTCAGCAGCTTGGAATAGCTCTGAGCGAGTCTTGAACTTCCCACTCTGATCCAAGTGATGGGCCATTTGCAGGAATGTGTTGGTGCGGAGAAACTTCTCCGACAGAGCAATGAGGCTGCCAGCAGCGTTCACACTTTGCTCAAAGACCGGATGCTCTCCGAGCCCACCAGCTTCGTCCATGATGTTACGATTGCTGATGCCGTTGTCATGCATGTAGTCCCATGCGTCCTCACCAAGCTTACTCATCTTCAGCTTAGTCGGATTCTTGATGTTCAGGATATCAGGCTGATAGCGAACCAGCCCGGCTCCGAAGTCTGCTTGAGACAGAGCCAAGGTTTTAAGCATGTTGTGCTTATAGCCCTTGCCGGTGAGATAGCCATGCTCAGGGATGCTGTTGAGCATCTGCAAGCCCTGTGAGGCGTAGTAGCCGATGTTAAGGGCCAGCTTCTGCATCAGGAAC